GCCACCAAGGTCCGGACCGCTGAGAACTTCGCCGCGCAGAACAGCGTTCCGGTCGTGCCGGATTTGGTACTTACCGACTGGATCGCGGCACCCCAAACGGAGCCGCCGCCGGTGTCAATCGTGAACGCTGCCTTGGACGCGGAATTCGTCGTCGACTGCGAGCTCGCCGCGGCCTCGACGTAGGTTTGCCGAACCGTCTCGGTGTAGGTCGTGAACTCGGTCGCGTTTGCGACGTAATTCGCTGCCGTCCAGGTCGCGGCCGGCGAGACATTGCCACTGGAGAGCGACACGTACCACGTCGTGATCTGCGTCGATGCGTGGAGCATGATGTCGAGCATCGCGTTCAGGCCCTCGTTCACGACGAGGTTTGGATCCTCGCGAACGTCGCGGCCGTTGACGTCGGTCACGAACAAACCCGAGGCGACGAGCTTGGATGCCGGAAACACGATCCCGCTCGCACTGCGCTCCCAATGGTGGTTGCGGAGTGCTCGACGGAGCTCGGAAAACAGTCGGTAGCCTTTCATGTTTCTCTCCTCACCACTTGTTGATAGGGCAATGCAGTACGCGCACACGCGTTCGCAGATTGATCGAACAACCGCACTTCAGACACACGTTCACCGCGCCGCGCCGCAGGAACTCACAGCTCTCGCAGATCGCCAGCCGTCGCTCGCGCTCGGTCACGGGATTTCCACTCCGTTGCGGTAGATCGTCGCCACGGCCGAATCGCTGGCCTTTAGACTGGCCTGCGTGCCAGCGTTGTTGAGCGTGGCGATCAGCTGCTTGATGCCGCGGTTCTCGCGGTAGAGCGCCGCGCCGCGCTCGTACTCCGGCAACGCCACGCGGTTCTCGGTGAGCGGCTGGATCGAGCCGCGCATCCCGACAACGAACGATCCGTTGGTGGCGACCCACACCGGGTACTCCTCAGCGGTCGCTTTCAGGAACGCCGGCAGGGACGAACCGCGCACGTAGCGCAGCGTCCCGGCGACGGCGCCATGCGGGTAGGCGACCACGCGCTGCCATGTCTTGGGCGAGGCTCCGGAGAGGTAGTAGGTCTGGTGGCCGGCAGCGACGTAGAGACCGGCATCGGCGCCTATTCCGATCGGCGCGAGCATCGTGCCGCGGTCATGGAAGCGCAGGTAGTTCTCGAACGGCGTGGTCAGCCCAGGCAGCAGCGGGTGCGACCAGTACAACACCCGGTCTACCATCACCAGCGACATGCCGTTGAACCACGCGACGCATTGGCCGGCCGGCATCGGCTCCATGAACTGCGTGCCGAGAGGCGCGGTGACATCGGTACGGCCGATGATGTAGCTGGTCACGCCGACCGGCAGATCATGCGCCCAGAACAACACGTCACCGTTGGCCTTCGAGCGGTAGATGCGAACCGTGTCCACGGCGGCGTCGACCGGCTGCGGGATGTACGTAAGCTGGATGCCTTTGCCATCCGTGATGTCGACCAGCGCTGCTAGGGTCGATCCGCCTTCCTCCCCGGCCCGCAGGTACGTGATTGCGACCTGATAGGTGCCGCCGTCAAGGCCGCCGCTCGCGTACGCTGCAAGGGCGGGCACACCGCTTGGCGACTCGACGCCCCAGGTGGAGACCGCGCCGGTGTAGCTCACGCGGCCGGTCAGCTGGCTGTTACTCCAGTAGATCATGCGGTCGGAGGCGGTGTAGGTCAGCGGCAGACCGGCGTTGAGCCCGGACTTGAGCGTAGTCGGCGCCATCTCGCCCGTGACCGACTTCAGCGCCCCGTTGTCGACGTAGAGCATGAATGGACAGTCGGGCGCGCGGTACAGCGAGTGCGAGCGCGTGGTCGTCAGCGACTTCGTATACCCGTCGCGACGCCGCAGCTTGCCCGTGTCCGGATACAGGTCGCAGTCTACGATCAAGCGCGCGGACCCGGCCTTGAGAGCGAACTCCGGCGTGATGTTGTCGACGCCGAGCGGCCAACCCTTGAGTGCGACCAGCGACTTGTCCTGGACGCCGGCCATCAGATGAACCTCGGGATCGAGCCGCGGATCGCCGCGGTGGCCCATAGCTTGATCTCGTGCGCGGACGGACGCTCGCCGAAATACGCGGTGAACTTCGCATCAGCCACCGCGGCGCGCGCAGGGTCGTGCGTTTCGGCGTCCTTGACGTTGTAGGCCAAGTGCTCGGCCCAATCGACTAGGTGCCGGTGACCGCCGTTGTCGACGATGACCGGCTCGCCGTCAGGATTCGACTCGCGCAGGAGTTCGTTGTCGAGCGGCGCGCGCCACGCCGCGATGACCAGCGTGCCATCTTCGTCCGGCAGTGGGCTGAACGCGACGTTGCCGTCCTGGTAGTCCATCACGAGGTACTTCGGCGTCCCCGTGTTGGTGTCGACATCCCAGCTCTCGCGGATGCGCAGCAGACGCTTGGTGGCGATGCGTTCGAGCGTGCTGTTCTGGCCGTCGATCTTCGCCGTGCGGACGATCAAGGTCTTCGGGTGCAGCTTGACCAGCCGATCGCCAGCCTCGTACTCGAGCCGGCACATCGGGTCGTACTGCGACTCCATCAGCAGCCGCGAGCGGAGGCATGCCTCGGTCACGGCCTCGTTCAAGTAGCCGGTGACGGTCTCATCCGACCACAGCGGCGGGTCGGCCCCATCGTCCGTGTTGATCCTGAACAGAGCGATGAGGTCGTCCAGCGTCATGCGGGATCAGAACTCGTTCGGCGGCGCGCTCGACGCGCCGGCGTCCGTGGGCGCGTCGGCCTGAGCGGTGACGACGACGGGCGGTTTCTCGGCAGCCTTCTTCGGCGCAGTGGTCGCGACAGCCTTCTTCTGCGCCGGACCTTGGTAGACGCGGTAGCCCTCGACGATCGAAAGCAGTCTACCGATGTGCGCCGGATCCTCAACCTCAGCGACGTGCGCGCTGGTCGGATCGGCCGGATCGACCGGCGTGAAGTAGTACGTGCCCTTCGGCCACTGGTCGTTCGCGTCGAACGTGATGGGGGCCTTGGGTCGCTTGTTGAGGGATTCGATCAACATGTTGATCTCCAGTCGGTTGAAGAAAAGCCCCGGCACACTAGGCACCGGGGCTCTATTTCTAGCACGCCAACCGATGCGGATCAGGTGATATCGGCGTCGTCGTCGGTGTACGGCCGGAAAAAAGCGTCGAGGTAGATGACGCCAGTCTTCGGATTCGTGGCCGATGCGTTCACCGCCTTGATGTAGATCGGCACGTTGGCTTCCTTGGCCCCAAGTTCAGCCGTGCCGGCGACAATCAGAAAGTCCTCGCCGGTCATCACGACCGCCGTCTCGGACGCTTGGTTGCCCTTGAGCGCATCGGGGTCGGTCGCCGAACCGATCGCAAAGTCGCCAGTCGGGGTCCCGTTGCTGTCGAGCTGAGGGACTTCAGCGTGGCCCAGGTGCGGCACCAGTTTCATGCCGGCCGGCACCACACCGATTTCGAGCAGGTCGTTGGCCACGATCGTGGCCGTCGTCGGCGCGTAATTCGCGTCCGAGAGGTCAAACTTGAATCGCCGGAACGTGATCTCGCCAGCCGACATCGGGCTCGGGAGCTTGTGGCTGTTGGCCGGGTTTGCGTAGGTCGTCATGTCATTCGCTCCTTTAGGCGTTCGGGTCGACTGCGGCCGTGTCGAGCGAAACGACACCGAAGTCGGCGCTGTTGAACTGCACCTTTTTGTCGCCGCGGATGCACGACAGGCCGATGATGAGGCGGTTCTCCAGGTCGACCAGCTTCTCGACCCACTTCATGCGCAGGCCGTTGCCCGGCGAGCCGAATGCCGTGACGAGCGCCTGCCGCCCGAGAAACAGCGCGCGCGCGGCCTTGACGTTGCTGCCGGAGCCGTAGTCGCTGAACCGGATCACGCGCGGGTGGGCCTGCAAGACCGTGTTGCCGATCATGCCAAGACCGCCCTTGAAGATCGGGTTCTTCTGGCCTTCTGCCGCCGCCGCCGCCTTCTGGATTTCCATCCAGCCGGAGGTGCCGGCGTCGAGGCGGAGGTCGTACTCCTGGAACGTGTGCATGACGACCACGTAGCGCTCCTCGCCATCCCAGATCAGCGGGCGAATCTGCGGCGTGCCGCTGCCATCGCCGCCAAGTGTTGCGGCCTTGGTATTGGCCTTCTCGATGACCTGACGGGTCATCTTGCCGGAGCTCGTCAGCGTCGCCTTGGTCGTGCCGTCGCCGTAGATGATGTGGCCAGAGTCCGGCGCATTCAGTGCGTTGTTCGCGTAGCCGGTGAACCCGAGCGGGCAGATGAAGCCGGTGTTGATGC